GATATCTCATGAAATTTAGATTGAGGTGGTTTTTACTTTCGCAAGAGGTCTAATTTAAATTAAAATATAATTTTATTGATTTTGTTGAATTGTTTAGTAAACAATTAGATGAATGTAAAGTAAAAATAGATGTGAGTTTGATTCCTCCTCATAATTCAGAAGGTGAGTATATTTTATGGTTAGCTGGATTTATCGAAAAAATTACAGAAGGTGGACCTAAACCACCTCCGCCTATAAAGAAATTTATTCCAGAGTATATGAGCTTCAAATCTGAATTAGATTTTTTACCCTTAAATGAGGAAAAAATTCAAAACGAAGGTAAAGAAATTACGGATTACTTTAATTCAAAGCTTTATAAGGCAACTTTTAAGAAGTAATACTATATTGCCTGTGAGTTTAGCCACCGCCTTAGGGCGGTTTTTTTATGGGTGAGAATAATGGATTCTACAGAATACTTTTGGCTTACTCGGAAAAAAGAACCTAAAACCAAGCCTAAATCCAGACCGCTACCTAAAGCTAAAGAAAAATATCTCAAGGCCGAAGAAACTTTATTTCAAGAGCTAGAAGAGCATCGAATTGGTTATAGAAGAAAATTTCAATTTGAATCAACCAAAAATTGGCGGTTCGATTTTTATATTGTGAAGTTGAATCTTCTTATAGAAATTGCTGGCAGTCCGTGGGCAGTTGGCCGAGGTGGCACAAAGATAGCAAATTCATTTAATAAGTATGATCTAGCACTAGACCGAGGTTATGTATTTGAGCGTCTTGAGCCTCACCAAATTGAATCAGGTTATGCAATCAACTGGATTAAAAGCGAATTAGCGAGAATTGAAGATGGAGCAAATAAGACCATTTCCACCGACTGATTTTATTGATCAAGCAGATGAAGAAGAAGCAATTAGACTAACACCGGCACCAGATCTAAAAAAATGGGTTGTTGCTAATTACTTAACTATTGGTGGACCTCTTTATAACCCCGATCATGATCACATAGCTGAGCTGCTTCACGATAATGAAGAATTTTTAGCATTTGCTTGGGCCTCTTCTGCATATAAAAGCAAGCAAGCTATGGTGTTAGGTCAGTGCGAAAAAGTCATGTTCAATGTTGGTGGATGGCGTAAGGCCAGACAAGAGCAACAGATGCGAGACTGGTTCGGCTTTGTGCCAACTTACTTGATCACCGTTGATGCTACATTTTGCGACAAAGCAAATGATCGTGAGTTTTGTGCTTTGCTTGAACATGAGCTTTACCATATAGGCGTAGAGCGTGATGAAGACGGCGAGATGATCTTTAGTAGTTCAACAGGTTTACCTAAGCATTATTTAGCTGGGCACGATGTAGAAGAGTTTGTTGGTGTAACTAAACGGTGGGGGGCTAGTCAAAGCGTTAAACGTATTGTTGAAGCTGCAAAGAATCCGCCGTTTGTTTCGAATCTTGATATTTCAAAATGCTGCGGAAACTGCGTAATCAACTGAGCCGAATGGCTCTTTTTTTTTGCCTTCTTTGCTAGACGTAGCTAGACAAAGGTGGGGGTATGGCTGCACTTAAAGAACAGGTAAAAATATTTATTGTTCAAGCGCTTGCCTGCATGGATACCCCTCAACAGGTAGCTAATGCTGTCAAGCAAGAATTTAACATTGAGATTGATCGAAAACAGGTACAACTTTATGACCCGACAAAAGCGGCAGGAAAGAATTTAAGTAAGAAATATAAAGACCTTTTTCATAAAACCCGAGAGGACTTTAAAAAGAATGTTTATGACATCCCGCTAGCTAATAAAGCCTACCGGCTTAAAGAGCTTCAGAAGATTTATGAAGACTGGAAGAACAACAGGCTTATGAAGCAAGGGGTTATTAAACAGGTTAGGGAAGAAATGCAGGGTTATGACCTGATGTTATTAAATCTTGAGTTAAAACAGCTTGAGATTGAAAAGTTGAGAGAGGGTGAAGGTGATGAAGATCCAACACCAGTCAAGGTAACTATTCAAGTTGTGGATGCGAGTAAAAAAGATGCCGAACATCAATCCGACACTGAATGTACCTCAGGCTAATTTTTTGCAGATGGAAAAGAAGTTCCGCGCATTTGTCGCTGGCTTTGGATCGGGAAAGACTTGGGTTGGCTGCTCCAGTTTATGCAACAAAGCTTGGGAATTCCCAAAAGTACCTTTGGGTTATTTTGCTCCAACTTACCCGCAGATTCGCGACATTTTCTTTCCAACTATTGAAGAGGTTGCTTCCGATTGGGGACTTAAAACTAAGGTTTATGAAACCAATAAAGAGGTTGATATCTATTATGGTCGGCAATATCGAACCACAATCATTTGCCGATCTATGGAGAAACCAGCAACAATTGTTGGTTTTAAAATTGGCCATGCCCTGATTGATGAGCTTGATGTCATGGCCAAGGTCAAGGCACAACAAGCTTGGCGTAAGATCATTGCACGTATGCGTTACAAGCAAGCTGGTTTGCTCAACGGTATTGATGTGGCCACAACTCCTGAAGGTTTTAAGTTTACATACGAGCAATTTGTTAAAGAGGCAAATAAATCCGAGGCTAAACGTAAGCTCTATGGAATGATTCAAGCTTCAACTTATGACAATGAAGCTAATCTTCCAGAAGACTACATATCATCACTTTATGAGTCTTATCCTCCACAACTGATTTCAGCTTACTTAAGGGGGCAGTTTGTCAACTTAACCAGCGGTGCTGTTTACCCCGACTTTGATCGAGTTCTAAACCACACGGATGAAGAAATTAAGAAAGGTGAGCCTTTACTCATTGGTATGGATTTTAACGTGCTTAAAATGGCTGCTGTGGTTTATGTCATTAGAGAAGGAAAGCCAAGAGCTTTAGATGAACTGGTTGGGGTGAGAGATACACCGACGATGTGTCAATTGATTAATGAGCGCTTTCCAGATCACGATATTACCGTGATTCCAGATGCTTCAGGTCAGGCAACATCTTCAAAGAACTTCAGTGAATCAGATCATGCAATCTTAAAGAAAAATGGATTCAAAGTTGAAGTTAATGGGGTGAATCCCGGCATTAAAGATCGTATCACTGCTGTTAATGCTCAAATCCTAAATGCTGAGGGTGAACGGCACTTGAAAGTGAACACAAATAAGTGCCCTAACTTTACGGCTACTTTAGAACAGCAAGTCTATGATGATTTTGGAATGCCAGATAAAAGCGCTGGTTTGGACCACGTTGGTGATGCAGGTGGATATCCAATAGCCAAGAGATTCCCGATCATCATTCAGAAAGTATTTAAACGGCGCACAATCGCTGGTTTTTCCCCTTAAACAATGCACCTTTTCAGGTGCTTTTTTATTGGTGTTTTTATGGCAGTTACTGATAAACATCCGCAGTATATTGCTGCACAAAAAAGCTGGTTAATTATGCGGGATGCCGTAGCTGGCGAAGAGCAGATTAAACAGGCACAGACCAAATACCTTTCTAAATCAGCTGGGATGATCGAGGCAGAAAAGCAGGGCGATACAGCTGGAGCGATTTACAAAGCGTATCTAAGCCGTGCTCAATATCCTCTTTGGGTCCAAGATGCATTACGTACAATGATTGGGTTGGTTTCAAAGCTTGAACCTAACATCGTAATTGAAAGTTCTCTTTTAAAGGGATTAATAGAGAACGCCACAAATGACGGATTTGGGCTTAAACAGCTCTTTATTCGTATTTGTTCAGAGTTGCTAGAGTTTGGGCGCTGTGGATTGCTGGTCGACGTTGATGCTAACGGGGTGCCATATTTTGCGCTTTATGATGCTTTATCAATTATTAACTGGAAGGAAAACAGTATTGGTGGCCGTAAGGATCTCAAACTGTTAGTGCTCGAGGAGCAATTCGATAATAGCGAAGATGAATTTGGCCATGATACGAAAACGGTCCATCGTGTTCTATCAATGGTTGATGGATCCTTAGCAGTCCGATTGTTTGATGGTTCAAATGTGGAGGATAAAACTCCCGATCTCGGCGGTAATCAACTTTCCTTCACACCATTTGTTTTTTGCGGTGCCACTAGTAATTCCCCGGATGTAGGTACCGTACCGCTTTTGACAATGGCTAAAGCTGCTCTAAAGTATTACCAACTTAGTGCAGATTATTACCAGTCTCTTCACCATACAGCTCATCCGCAGCCTTGGATTAATGGTCTTGAAGGAGATGAAGATATTAGTGTCACTGGTGTTATGGCTGTCTGGAGTCTTCCGGGTGATTCACAGTGCGGTTATCTGGAAATATCTGGCAGTGGGATTGAACTCACTAAAAACGAAATGGATGCACAAAAAAATGCAGCATTAGAAGCTGGTGCCAAGGTGGTTGATACTAATACACAGGAATCAGGTGAGGCACGCCGTGCACGACAGGATGACCAGCAGGCAAGTCTTCACAGTATCGTAATGTGTGCAGCTGCAGCAATTGAACAGGCCATTAAGTATGCAGCGCAGTGGTTAAAGCTGGATTCAACAAAATATTCATTTACGGTTGAGCCTGAGTTTATTGTGCAGGTCACGGATATTAATCTTGCAAAACAGCTTTATGAAGGTGCCATTTCAGGGAAAAATTCTTTCCGCACATATTGGGAATACCTGATGACAGGTAAATTACCGGCTCATGATTTTCAGGAAGAGTTGAAGCGTGTTGAAAGTGAGCGAGATAGTTTGCCGCTTTAGGAGTAATAAATGGCCTCAGAAGATAAATCACTGCTCGAGGTATTAACTCAACATCAGGCGTATTTATATCGGGTATCTTCTCAATCTGTTAATGAGCTACTAAAAATCTTTAATGATGAGTCGGCATTAATGTTGGCAAGGCTTCGAGATTTACTCGATGAATTAAATGATTCCGAAAAGGTGGCTCTAGCAAGTGGGCAGTACACAACGTCAAATCTGAAAGAGATCCGAGATCTGATTGCTCAGTGGTTTACTGCAATAAATACTGCATTACCTGAAGCTTTTGCCATTTCTGCCACAGCGTTGGCAGTATATGAAGCTAATTACACGGCGAAGCTATATGGCGGCAAGATCAAAAAGCCAAATGGTGAAAAGCTATATGCAGCAGCTAAAAAAGTACCCTTAGTAGGTGGAGCATTAGTTGATGATCTTCTTTCCAAGATTGCTGAGACTGCACGCCAAAAAGTTGAATATGCAATTCGGGATGGCATTAACTCAGGTAAAACTAATCAGGAAATTGTTCAGCGTATTCGTGGTACCAAACGGCTTAATTATGAGGATGGGCTTTTAAGCGGCTCAAAGTCTGATATTGACCGTACGGTGAGAACAGTTCGCAGTCATGTTGCCAATCAAGCATATTTAGACACTTTCAATAAAATCGGTTTTGAGTATGTACGTTTTGTCAGTGTCTTAGATGGTAGAACAACGAAATTATGTGCTTCTTTGGACGGATCTGTTTGGGAAGTGAATGACCCAGCAAAGCGGGTACCGCCGTTGCATCCTAATTGTCGTAGTATCTTGGTACCGGTCGAGAAAGATGGTCAACTTGTGGGTGAGCGCCCATTTGTAATGGATGAACGTCGAGTTAAAGACATCCCGAAAGAAGAGCGTAGCCAGTTAATAGGGCAGCTAGATGCCAATACCACTTTTAAAGAGTTCTTCAAAAAGACAGACGATTTCTTTCAAAAAGAGTGGCTAGGGCTAACCCGCTATAAGCTCTATAAAGAAGGAAAGTTTGATTTTGAAAAGTTCTTCGATCCGGAAGGGCGGCTTTATACCTTGGACCAACTTCGAAAGTTGGATGAGCAAACTTTCAAGGAGTTGGGCTTATGAGTATTAGTTCAGAATTCATCTTTATTTCTTTCTTCGTTGTTAGTGGGCTTATCTACTGGCAAAGAAGCAAGCATTTTAAAGATTATTTAAAACGGAAACGCTAAATAAAATTTTAACCATAGCACCTTCGGGTGCTTTTTTTGTGAGAAGAAAATGATCAAAGAAGTAACAGAGCAAGAGTTAGCTGAAAAGTCTGTGGCACCCCGAGTAACCAAAGCGCAAATTGATGCATTAATGGATCGTGTGACTTATTCGGTTGAGCAACGCCCCGGAGGCACGACATCTACTTTTGTTCATGCATTTTTAGATGGAAAGTTTTTTCTAGCAACGGGTTTTAGTGCATGTGTAAATGCTGAAAACTTTGATGCTGAAATTGGTGAGCGTATGGCTCGTGGAAATGCAGAAAAGTCAGCCGAAAATAAACTTTGGGAGCTAGAAGGTTACCGTTTATTTGCAACAGATTTCTAAGATTTCAATCGAAATGAAGCGTCCTAAGGGGCGCTTTTTTAATGCCTTGAGATAAGGCTTTACCCCAATCAAACGAGAGGTTTGAACATGTCATTGCCATTTATTGTCGATTCACTTGATGCAATCAAAGAAGAGCACCGCGCTTTATATGTTGAGGAAAACGGGAAGTTTCGCCTCGACTTGGAAGGTTATGAAGATCCAAAAGGTTTGAAAACTGCACTTCAAAGCGAGCGAGATGCTGCTAAGAATGCAAAATTGGAACTTCAAAAACTTCAGAAACAATTTGAAGGAATTGATCCTGAAATTGTAAAGAAAGTCTTTGCTCAAATTGACCAGGATGAAGAGGCCAAATTAATCGCAGAAGGCAAGGTTAACGAAGTGATTCAGAAGCGCACCGAGAAGATGCGTGAAGAGCATGAAAAGTTACTGAAGGCCGAAAAAGAACGTGCTGATAAAGCCGAAGCTTATGCTCAAAAGTTCAAGCAATCAGTGATTCAAAGCCAAATTGTGCAGGCTGCAATTGAACTTGAAGCATTGCCAGAAGCGACCCCTGATATCGCCTTTTTAGCTCAGTCAAAATTTGCATTAGATGAAAACGGCAAAGCTGTGGCAGTTGATGAAAACGGGGAAGTAGTCATTGGTAAAGACGGCCAGACACCGATGACCCCAAAAGAATGGGTTGAATCTCTACGTGAGCAAAAACCGTATTACTGGCCTAAGCCTAATGGTATGGGTGCACCAGGTAGTAACAATTCAAAAGGTCAACCTGACATCTTAAAAGCAGATGGCACGGTAAATATGACCAAACTTGCCCAATTACGAAATGAAAATCCGCAACTAGCTAAAGAGCTGGCTGCAAAACACGGTATTAAACTTTAAGGAGTAAAGCCTAATGGGCGACACAAAAATTGCTGATGTAATCGTACCCGAGTTATTCACTCCGTACGTATTAAATAAAACTGCTGAAAAGTCTGCATTATGGCAGTCTGGCATTGTTGGGGATTTAGATGTAGATGTAGCTTTCGGAACAGAGGGTGGTACAACTGTAAATATCCCATTCTGGAATGATTTAAGCGGTGAGTCAGAAGTACTTTCAGATTCAAAACCTTTATCTGTAAATAACATCACTTCAGGCAAGGACATTGCGATTCTTCATGCACGTGGTAAAGCATGGGGCGCTAATGATTTGGCTAAAGCATTATCTGGTGACGATCCACTTGGTGCGGTTGGTGATCTGGTGGCAGATTACTGGTCGCGTGAGTTTCAAGGTTTTACCGTAAATACCCTTAAAGGTGTATTCGGGGCGGCCAGCATGGCAGGTAATACCCATGATATTTCGGCTGGAACTGGAGCTGCAGCTGTAATTGATGGGGTATCTTTTGTTGATGCTTCTTATAAGTTGGGTGATGCCGTAGATAAATTAACGGCAATTGCAATGCACTCGGCAACCATGTCGGCTTTAGCTAAGCAAGGCTTAATCGAAACTGTTCGAGATGCTGATGGTGTGGTTCTCTACAAAACCTTTATGGACCGTCGTGTGATCGTTGATGATGGTATGCCGGTTGAAGGTGATGTCTTTACCTCTTTCTTGTTTGGCCAAGGTGCGATTGGTTTCCAAGATATTGGAGCACCGGTTGGTGTAGAGACTGACCGTGATAGTTTAGCGGGTACTGACATTCTTATTAACCGCCGTCACTTTGTATTGCACCCTCGTGGCATTAAATGGGCAGGTGCGACAGGTATCGCACCTAATAATGCCGGTCTTGCTACAGCTGATAACTGGGAACGTGTCTACGATCCTAAACAGATCCGTATTGTGGCATTTAAGCACAAGATCAAATAACAAAAAGGCGGGTAACACCGCCTTATCTTTTTGGAGATCCACATATGGGACTTTCATCATTTAACCGTGCACGGGAAAGACAACAAATGACAGAAACAAAAATTGCTGAGCTCGAAGAACAACTGGCGACTGTGAAGGGCGAATTTATTGCCTTTCAAAATGATACCGAAGCAATGAAAGCACGTATTGCTGAACTTGAATTGGGTGAAGGAAAACAAACGCCAGATGGCGAAAATCAGCAAGATCAAGGTAACCAAAACCCTGGTGATGACCAGGTGCAGTCTATTAATTATGCCGGACTTAAAGTTGATGAGCTTCGAGCTGTACTAACTGAAAAAGGCATTGCATTTGAACCAGGCGCTAAAAAAGATGAACTTTTAGCATTAATTCCGAAGGAATAATTCATGAGCTTTATCACTGAACAAGAAGCGATAGAACATGTTGAAGGCTTTGATGCTTTATCTGCTAGTGATAAGGCTCAATACCTTCAGATGTCAGAAGCTTATCTATTAGCACGTAACGTTAAGCCTTATGAAGACGTTACCCAAGTACCTGAACCTCTAAAAACTGCCTCATATCAAATCATCAAGGGCATTATGAAAGGTGATCTATATCAAGGGCAGGAACAGGCACTAAAACGTAAGAAAGTCAAAGCTGATACGGTTGAAACTGAAAAGGAATATCAGGACGGATCAGTAAAACTTAGTGCGATTGAGCAATTCATTCTTGATTTGATTAAGCCTTACAGCAAACGAAAAGCTGTATTTTTTGTCAGGAAAATTTAAATGGGCTTACGTGACGAAATTCAGGCAGATATTACCGAAGCATTTAATGATGATTTAGCGGACGCCGTTCATACCTTTACATGTGAGCGGATCTCTAAAACGAATTGGGATCCTAAGACAGAAACTTATGTTGAAGTTAAAGAAAATTATTCTGGCCGTGGCGTTCTGTTTGGCTCATACAGTCAATATGAGATTGAGACGCTTGGAGTGCTGGCTACTGATAAAAAAGCAACTGTGCTGCAAAATGAAGTATCCATGACTCCAAAAATTGACGATGAATGGCTAACAGCTTTAGGCTCATTTCGAGTTATCCATATTCAACAAGATCCAGCCAGTACAATCTGGAAATGTCAGCTTCGAAAAGTGTAGGGGCTAAAATGGTTAATCCTGATTATGTTCCTGAATGGTATATCTCGCCTTTTCAACATGTGCAGTACACGCTTGCTCGAAATCAACTACACATGGATTTGTTATTTGAAGATATGGATAAAGCCGATCAATTTTTGGATATGGGAGCGGATGCACAGGTTAGTACTTTTTCTGATGGCGCATATGCAATCGTCCAAATTGGTGATACGGCGGATAAAGACCAAATTCAAGTTTATGGATTGCTTTTACATGAAGCTGTTCATATCTGGCAAATAGTAAAACGGAGAATGGGTGAGCGAGAGCCTAGTGTGGAATTTGAAGCTTATTCAATTCAGGCAATCGCTCAAGACCTATTTGAAATGTTCGAAGCTAATGAGGTAAATCATGGGATGGAAGGGGAAAAGGCCAACTGATTTTAGTTTTGATGTGGCTAAAATGGCAGAGGAAAAAGTAAAGAAAATTACAATGGATGCTGTTCAGTCTTTGGTCGTTTCAAGTCCTGTTGATACTGGCGCTTATCGTGCTTCGCATATCGTTTCAATTGGATCTGGTGATTATGGTGTCCGTGGACCTGAAACAAATGCTATTCAGGATGCAGCTATTCAAGCTGTGAAGTTTAAGTTGGGCAATTTAGTTTATATCCAGAACAACCAGCCTTATGCACCCCGCTTAGAAAATGGGTGGTCTGATCAAGCACCACAAGGAATTTACAACATCACCTTTACCTTTATTTCTCAGAAGTATGGCGGCTAAAATGGCAATGACTTTAGAGCAGACAAGGCAAGCTATTATCGATCGTATGCAAGCTTTTACCGGTATTACGCAAGACAGAATCCAGTATCCAAATTTACCAGGCTTTAATGTACCTAAAGATGGTGTTTGGTGCCGCTTAACGATTGCAGGTGGTCCCAGTTTTACTTCTGGCATTGCAGATAAGCCATGTACTCGCCGTACCGGTAATATCATGATTCAATGCTTTGTACGTCCCAATTCAGGAATAATTGAAATCACAAAATTGAGTGATGCATTACTTGCTCATTTTGAATATTTCACAATCGAACACTTAGAATGTTTGAATGGTCAATCTATTTATGCGGGTAAAGATGCTGACTTCATTCAATACAATGTATCAATAAGTTTTTTAGTTAACTAAAGCACATAACAAACCAATCTTTCACTACCACCTCATCGGTGGTTTTTTTATGTCTATAGGAATCACTTATGAGCAATTTTGTTTTTAAGCGTGGTGACACATTCAACTTGAATTTGCAGCTGGTTGATATGGATGAAACCCTGCAGTATCCACCGGATGATGTTCGTCGTGCAATTGATCTTACAGGTTATACCTTCACTTCACAGGTTAAAGCTCTGGCTGATGGCGCTGCTGTGGCTACCTTGACTTGCGCAGCATTAAACCAGAGCACACAGAAGGGATGGCTTAACGTTAAATCAGGTGCAAGCACAGCAGCTTGGCCTTTAGGTCTGTGCCAGATGGATATTAAAGCTGTTGTAAGTGGAGTCACCCAGCACACGGATACTCTGATTTTCCAAGTGATTGATGGGGTAACAGCATAATGGCAAATCTTGTTTTTAAATTTAGTTGGGATCATCGGCCATTCCCATATAACGCCTCACAGGGCAAGCGGCAGTTTATGTTGCCATTTGCGTCAGGTATTCCCAATCTGGTACCCAACTTTTCTCAAGTAGTTGGTACTGCAGCTATCTCTCAAGGTGGAACGGGGGCAACTACAGCGGCTGGTGCACGAGCTAACCTAGG